ATTCTGGAACCCTCCCCTGACACTCATGTCCCCGCCATATGCAAACCATCGACCGAACGCACACGGGCCGGTCTCCCAGTTGGTTGCGTCGGTCGAATGCCACGGCAACGACATCACCGCCGACGCACTCCCATATCCAAACCCGTGAATGGCTTTCGGCCACACCCGGGCAAAGCACGCCTTGGCCCAAGCCAATTTTGGTTTCGACCGGACCCGTGCCACACCACCGAGGGCGATTTTGGGATAGTCCTGAGCCATGATCGTCAACGCTTCCTCAGGTTCCCCGGCATGGTAACAGGGGATGGCTTTGAGCCCAGCCGCCCACATCGTTTCCGTGTTCCGCATCGACGCTTCCCAATCCCCGATGACGTCGAGGAAAAACACCTCCACCAACCCGGGTTCGGTTTCGAGTAGTTGGTTGCACGTGTCGATGTACTCGTTGACGTCGATGACGGTCCCGCTATTGTGTGCGGAGAACGCCCCGGAATCCAACGCCCAGTCCCGGTAGCTGTATAGGTGGCGATGGGCGAAAAACCGATCGAGGTAGACATACGACACCAACATCGCCGGGATGTGGTCACTGGGATCGTAGGGCACCTCACACCTCCATCAGGTCATCGAGCAATCGCATTTCCGGCTTCCATCGTTGGTTCGCACGGGCCTCGAGTCGTAAGTAGTAGTCCACTTCCACCCGGAGATTGATGCTGGCCGTGGGGGTTGGGATTCGTCCGAACACGTTGGACACCCCCCACCGCATCGGATTAGTCCACGTTGTTGCATCGACCGAATGCCACGGGAGGGCCATCACTGTTTTTTCCGCACTTATCCCGAACCCATGGATGGGCTTGGGCCACACGCGAGCAAAGCATTGTTTCGCCCATTCACGTTTTTTGTGGGCGTTGATGTGTGCGATGCCGCCTATAGCGATCTTCGGAAAATCACGAGCCAATCCGATCAAGACGTGGTCTGGTTCCGTTTGATGATAACAAGGGATCGCTGGGACACCGTCGGCCCACATTCGTTCCGTGTTCCGAAGGGAAGCCCGCCAATCCCCGATCACATCCAACGCAAACACCTCAGACAACGTGGGATCGGTTTCGAGCAGGTGTTTACACGTCGCCGTGTACTCCGCGAGGTCGATCACCACCCCGGACGTGTGTGCCGAGTACGCCCCCGAATCGAGGACCCAATCTCGGAACGTGTACTTGTGTCGATGTTTCAGGAACGACTTGAGGGACACAAATGACGTAAGCAACCCAGGCACCCCGAGCGAATTGGGGGCCAACGCTGCCTCCTGCTTCGCGGAAGAGGCAAAGTGAACAAGTCGGATATTCATCAGCTCGTGTGGTCGAGGTGTTCATCCGCCAACATCAACACGATTTCCCCGTCGGTCAAATCGGCTTCGCTTCGTTCGACGCGAATGTGCTCCGCTGCCTCGTCAAACCGAGCACGTTGCTCCTCGTCGAGTTTGATCGGAGCCACCGCCCCGATCCCGCCGGGGTTGCCGACGTCGGGGAATTCGCCGACAGGATCCGGCTTCCACTCCGCGGTCAACATCGGTTCGATCTCGTGTGGTTCCCACCCGAGCCCGTCGATGGGGTAGTCGTCACCCTGGAGGGTTTGAAGTTGGCCGGACAACACCTCGTAGTTCCAGTCCGACAGCTCCCCCGTCCGGTTGTCCACCAACGCATAAGCCGTCGCATCGTTCCCCGTCAGCTTGGTCCGCACGACGGCAATGTGCTTCCACCCGAGGTTCGTGGCGGCGGTCAACCTCGCTTCACCAGCCACGACCGTCCCGTCCTCCTGGATGATGATGGGGAGCTGTTGCCCATACTTCCGGAGGCTTTCCCGGACCGATTCAAAGCTCCGGTTTGGATGTTGGCGGGCATTGTTGGGATCGATCTTGACCTGCCGGATCGGGATCGCCAACGGGCGGATCGCTTCCTCGATGTAGGACAAGTCCGGCTCGGTTTTTCGTTTGGTTTTCTTCGTTTTCTTCCGCTTGGTTTTCTTCCGTGTCGTGGGCATACATCTCCGATCGGTCAAGCAAGGCTTCGTCCGTTGAGGATCGAAACCGGGACAACCTGGACAACCAAATCCCCATCCTCCTCGGGCCATCCGATCGTCCGCAATTCGTTGGTCGTGTAGCCACACGCCAACCACATTTCCCTCGCGTGCTTCAAACTGAGGGACGCCTCCAATTCCACCTCGATCCGCTCGAACAAGCACGATTCGGCGTCGATATACTCAAGTGTCGGCATGATCAAACTCCGTCGGCGATCCAATCGTGAATCGGGCAAAGCCGGGGCCGACTTGACTATGTGGTCCCGTTTTTCTGGTGAAATCGTTTTCGGTGGGCGATATTGATCCCACCACCTCCGAGGGCCGTCAACAAAGCGGTCCCGGCCATCATCCCGAGGGTGTTGACCCATGGGGGAATTTCGGGGTGTTTTGCCCGTTCGCCAGCGATCGCGTCCTCCAACGCTTTGAGCGTGGAGGCGACCAACTCCTCCGCCGCCTCGGGGGTCAATCCGAGCTCCTCGGCTTTCTCCCGGGCTTCCTTTTCCACGGCGGGTCCGGCGGTTTCGAGGACCCCGGCCCAAAATCCGGCCATCGGGCCACATCCGGAAACGAGCAACAGCGACACGGCGATCGTGGGGAGGAAGTGACGTTTTGACATTTCGGTTCTCCGTTTGTTGAAATGGTACGACATGGACCGACGGCTCTGACGCCATCCCCGTCGATCCCGGTCCGGGTTTTCGCCCAGCTATGCCCACGTCGCCCAAATGGGACCGCCCGGAAGTATACCGCCCGGGATTTCGATTGCGAGACAAATCGCCCCCCGTTACAGTCCACGAGGAAAGGAGGGTCCAATATGACCCCAACGCCCCCGAACGGACGGACGCCGCTGATTTGGCGGTTTTTTTCCATCGTTGTACCGATCATACTCACGGGGGTCGTCACCCTCCAAGCATGGACAGTCGTTCAAATCATCGGGCTCCGTGAATTCCGAGCAGCCACGACAGCCAACCGTTTCACCGACGAGGACGCAAACAACCTACGGGAATCGTGGGACACCAAACTCAACGGGCTCGCCGCAATCGTCCAAACGAATTCCGCCGACGTGCGGGTCCTCGCGGAAACCGTCCGATCGCACGTGGCCCAAGCGGAGCGAGATCGATGAAATGTTTCTCCACCGTTCACGGTCGCCCGTAGGGTGTCGTGGGCAGGGTTGGTCGGCGAAGGCCTCCCGAATCGGTTCGGCCTCCTCCTCCGGGAGCCCCCCGGCTTCCGTTCCACCGGATCGACGGGGCCGACCAACCCACCCCCCTTTGTCCCGTTTTCGGACATCCCAAAAAAACTCGCCCCAACGCTTGACACCGGGGTGCAGTTGTTGTACATTTGGGGTATGTCCAAACTGAACGTGACAACCGAATACCAAAACAAGCTCCGACGGCTCGTCTCCGATTCCCTGAAACACGAAAAACCCACGAAGCAGCTCCGGGTCGTGATCGACATGGCAATCCGGATGTTGCGAACCGGGACGTGGCCCAAGTGATGTCAACCGAGCGGCCCGAGCCCGCTGGGTTTTTGCCCGAGGTCCGTGGTGATGTTGGTAGCATGACGGGACGCACGATCCCTTCGTCGCCGGTGACGTTCCCGTTGGACGTCATCCCTCGGGGTTACCCCCCCTCGGGACTGTACGGAAGCGGTCCTGTTTTCTGAGTCGGGCGGGTCGTCCACGGATGGACACCCGCCCCTTTCCTTGGCGGAAAATCACGATGAAACTTGCCAAAACCAGCCACGACGCCCTCAACTGGATCAATGCGTGCGTCGTTGGCGACAGCGGGATCGGCAAAACCACGTCCCTCCAAACCTTGCCGGTCAAGGGGACGTTGGTGGTGTCGATGGAACGATCCATCCTCCCACTCCGCAACCACGACTTCAACGTCATCAAAGTCGACTCGTGGCAGGACCTGAAAGACCTGTACTCGTGGTGTCGTGATCCGGTGAAATGCGAGGACGATTTGATCCGGGAAGCGATCCGGGAATGCCGGGTCCTCGCGATCGATTCGTTGTCACACACGGCGTTGCTGTGTCAGGAACACATCCTTGCCATCGACCGTCCAGCCCTCCGGACGGCTCGGAAAAAGAAATCCGAGAAGATGTACGACGATTTGATGACGATCGACGACTGGCAACTGTATATGTCCCGCATGGTGAACATCGTGTCGGCGTTCGGCCAACTCTCGTTCCACAAGGCGTGGACGTGCTTGTCCGGGTGGGGCACTGATAAGCAGGGCAACGATGTTTTCCGG